CTCACATTCTCTTAATACTAATTCAGCCGAACTCATCGTTACCTCACCTGAAAATATAGATGATGAAATTTCATTGACATTGAATTTAATCAATCCTCTGGATACATCCTTGGATCCAAGCACATATGTAGATGATATTTCTATAAGTTCATCCAAACCTGTATTTTGGTTCGGTTGTTGTTTGTAAATCGTGGCATCCTTTGATGCTGTGTAAAATTGATACATATTAAATTGCCCTCCCCCGTATGTCTTTCGCTGGAAAACGTATTTCAAATATTGAGGGATCAAGTGATGGGTAAACCATTTTACCTTTGGTTGCATCCTGTATATTGTATGAGTTTACCGAATAGTTACCTAAACACTTGTTAACTATTTCCACATTTGGTACGGATTGAACCCCCTCGATTCCAGCTATTAATAATTCTATCTCACTTATGTTTATTGGCATATTAAATGACCAATTATCTATATTAAAGTAATCGGTTATCTCGTTGACAACTGCTACCAATACTTCTCTTTTATTATAACCACTATAAACCCGTATTTCAAACTCAACACCTATGTTGATAACAAGTCCATTCATTATATTTACACCATCGGTAAGTAACCTATACTCATTTAAGTAGGTTTTTAAGTTTTCCTTAACACCTTGGTTCAACGTTGATAGTTTCTTGTTTACATCGTACCCCAATACATATAGATTTAATGCAAATGAACGTGAATCTTCTTTACCATAGGGTGCACAAAAAGCTTTTGAAATTCCACCATATTTCGATGGCATAGATAGTGCACGTATTTGATAATCCTTTGTTGTCACCGCTCTATTTTGAGAACCGAAATTACCCAATGAATTTTGTCTTATTTCTTCTACTGTTTCTGCACCCCTACCACCTGTAGCGGGTTCTTCGTTTTCTACCGCTACGGATGATTTTACTTGATTATATAGTCCTCGCTCCGATGTCGAAAAGAAAGTGTTATCATCATCAAATTCTGCTGACTGGATTCTTGTTAAGTCCCCCTGTGGCACATTTGAACCAATACCACCTCCTGTTAAATATGATACGGTCAATGTTGTATTACTAGGTGATTGACCGTATGTTTTGGTTTTTAAAAAATTGGCGGGATCGAACGATGTACTTAATTTATCAATAGATGATTGTAATCCCAATCCTACATTTTTAAAATTAGGTATGAGTGATTCATCGGATGTACTGGAGTTACCACCACCAAATACGATTGTAGTCGTATTATCAGCGTTTACCCGTGTTACAAATCGCTTTGAAGTTTTCAATAATCGTAATACATTGGAAACACTTCCCTTATACGGTAACAAATCCTCATCCGTCTGATCCGATACTGGATAATCCTGAAAAACCATTTCTTGTGCCAAATAGGGTACTTCATACCATTTATTACCATTTTCATCACGAACATCGAATACATCTATTACATTGGTCTCCGATAAATCTATTGTAGAGAACTGATTCGGTGAACCAAATGATACAGTAGTTTCCCTGACTACACCTGAAATTGCTTTTACTGATTTTTTGGCTAAATAAAATGTAGGTTCACCTGTTGTCGTATCCCGCTCATGTACCGTTATTTCCCTGTCATTTCCATCGGAAAAATCTAATAGTTCGGTACTTCTGAATAGTGTACCGTTTGATTGTGATTCGATTACCATACCCTCGGAAATACGAAGAAAAAATCTTGAATCAGGTTGATTGTTCACGTCTGTCCCAATTGATGGTACTAATTGATATACCGATAAATTTACCAAGGCAGGTGTTGTTACTTTTGGTTTATATCCAAGATATGTTGCGAGTGCAATGACGTTTTCTTTATCCTCAGCATGAACCATGAGTGATTCCTTTAATGAATCATCTACGTAGTATGACAGAACATCACCAAGGTACGATGCCATTTCTATAAACATTGTTCCTGGGGATGCTTCGTTGAAATCCGAATACGACTTTGGAAAATAAGTTTTAGCGTACTCTATTAGATTGCCGCGAAAATCGTTAAAATCTTTGTTAAGATATTTTATATCCCGATTTTGGTTGTTTTTTCTTGATATTTTATTTAATGCCATTTTATTACTCTATTGTAAATGTTATTTCCTGTGTATCTATACTATTTCCGACTGTAAACGATATACTAACATCTGCTCGGTTATTGTCTCTCATTTCATCACTCATTGTTATTTCTATGTCACCAATATTAATGTACGGTAGCCAGAAATTTACACTTTCTTCTATTGTTAATTGCAACCTTTCTTCTAAATCCTCCGTAGCTTGTTCGAATAAAAGAGATTTAATGCCAGTTCCGAAATTGGGTTGCATAACACGTTCCCCCATATCAGTCAATAATAGATTGGTAAGATTGGATTTTGCCTGATCGAATGATGTGAATCCTTGCCTGAAATATCCAGTATTTCCCCGTTGGACAGGTAAAGTTAATCCATATGCAAAATCATTAAACTCCGTAGTATCCTTAACTACCTTTTTACCTATTACATATGCCATACCTACTTATTATTTTTTGAATTTTTTCACTAACTCACTATAATTTCTATTCATTGCTTTATCCAACGAAGGAACTCCTGTCTGTACTCCAAGTCCTCCCTGCTGTGGCCCTTGCCCCACCATATCCCCATATCCCATTTTTGATGCCATTTGAGATCGTAATGCATCCATACCACCGGCAGCACCATTCGAATCCAGTCCAATGGTTTTATCCATATTTTTAAAATCTTCGTTTAAATGTGTAGTTTGATCGTATTGATTACCATCATCGTAATCCAACGCAGCACCATCTCTGAATGGTTTCGTTTCATTTAAAATTTGATTTAAGATGGGATTTTTACTTAGACTCTTGATTTCCGTCGCATGTTCTGATTCTTTGATTGAATTCCTTTCTCGATTCAAAACCGATTCTGCTAATGTGAACATATCTTGTTTCTTTTCTTTGGTATTTGGAGTATTTGTGGATTTTGATTTTCTAGCGATTGAATTTCGCATTAAAGATTTGGCAATTCCCTCCGATACCATTGCTGGTAATTGTTTTTTAATTTCTTTCTGTACTATTATTTCAATAATTCTAGATAACTTCTTTGAATTCATATGTTTTTATATTATAGTTCTACTATAAATATGTGGATATATTTTTTTTAGGATTTTTAGCTACATCTAACAACCAGGTGGTATTACGAATCCTATATATTTTTTTGGGGATTTGGTAAATACACCCACACCGTTCCTATCGAACCCACCACCACTCGTATTACCTTCTATTGTAATAATACTACCATTTGGTAAAACAGTAGATACAATTCCAATGTGATGTGCATCCGTATCGGATCCATATAACACCGCTGCACCTATTTTTGGTTGTTGGGAGAAATAACCATTACTTTTAGCCCAATTTAACCAATTATCACAAGATGCTCCTCCGTTCGGAATAGGTAAACCGGCTTCCTTCCACCACGTAGCGACAGCAGCCGCACACCAATAGTACCCACTACCTGTGCGTTTTACTTTTTCTTGATTATCCAACCCGACGTTAGTAAACATTTCATCTATTCTTCCTGGTCTATTTATATTGGATCCATTTCTATGCCCACCGTAGTTTAATCCCGGAGGAGAACCGAATTCCAATATACCCAAATCCCTTTTTGCAATTGCGACAACCGATCTGCCTTGTACACACTCATATATATCGTTCATATTATTGGTCAATGTACTCAACTCATCATCACTGATTTCTAATGGGGTTGCGTTTATAGTACGTGTAGATATTTCATCCTGTAATAAGTTGGAGTAATCCCTTGCAGTATTTCTACCCTCGGTTGGAAGTGTGGTATCATTAATAACTATGTTTGCTTCGACTAATTCTTGTTCCTTAGCTATAATTTGCTCTTCATCCAGTTCATCTGCAGTTGATTGTAGTTCGGATACAATAACTGAAGCCGGCCGGACGGGAGTTGGTGTCGAGTTGGGTACGGAAAATCCCTTCCAAATGAGTATCCCCGGTGCAGGGGGCAGTATTGGAAATCCGGGATATAGTGAAACCGTGTTATATATTCCCTCGATGGAAAGTAAATGCATTTGTATTCCAAAAATAAGTTGATCTAGGAATCTAGCCGAATCACCCGTAGGAATCTGTGGGCCTACATCTGGAAATGTTCCTGGGTTCGATACCAATGCTGATGTAGTCTGTATATTCTGAAATGCACCAGTTGCGGGTATAATAGGAACTGGTGCAAGATTTAATGTTGCACCCGTCCAATATCCAATAATTCCCCTACCTATATCGTTTATAACGGAATGTTGTCCGTTTTGTTTTTGTATTGCACTTGTCAATGCAAGTGTTACCATGGTATTCATAAACTGTGTGTTAGTCTGTAGAACCATAACATTATTTATAGTCTGAAACCCCCTACGAATAGATAAATCATATTCTGTTGTTAGTTTATTTGCAAAATCCCCCAATGATGATATTCCATCTTGATTCTGCATATATGATAACATATTAGTTTTGAATATCTGTAATGACATTTACTGTGGATCTGTAAAGTTTAACTCGGATAACATTGTATCCAATCTTGATTTCAATCTATTGAACTCGCCTTGGTTCGTAGGACCAACTGATGTTGGTCCAGATGGAGTCTGGTAAACTTGTTGTACGATTAAATCTATCATTTCACTTAATAGAGTTTTTAACGTTTCACCCCTCACCAATGGTTCGGTTTTCTCCTCCGTATTCAGAAATATATTTCCCTGTCCACCCAATATGAATGTATTGTTATCATTTGTAGTTATGCGAACATCACCGTTAAAATTCAGGTTTGCACCAGATTTTCCGTTATCAATGGACATTTTACCATCGGAAATGAATCCCCAATTACCCTTTGAGTAGAAAATCATTTCGGATGATTTTGCGGATAGTATGATTCTCTCGGAATTTATTAATATCTGATCATTACCCACCAATTCCGATGGGTATCCTTCAAAATTCTCCGGTTTTGTTTCAAAATTACTCGAGCCCCCCTCATCCACTATTCCGGGTTGAAATGGTATTTTATATTGTCCAGAAGAAATGACTATACTAGAACCATCCCTGTTAATATCTTCTTCCACGATATCACCGGATTCCAGTTCACTTACAGAAACATCATTTTGTCTATTTCTAATTAAGATGGTGGGTGCAAATACATTTTCTGAATTATTATATCCACTGAATCTAATAGATTGACCAAATCTACTCTGTATAATTCTATCTCCCTCATATAGTCTTAATCGGTTAATTTGATTATCATCAAAGTACTTACCGATAATAGTGTCCCTACTAGTACTATCACTTGAATTTACAATACCAGTCTGTGATATTTTATTATACGAATTTGCATTGTTCCTTGGTTTTTCTGTTTCTGGAAATACACGTTTGTTGAAATTCTGCTTGGAGTTACCCCTGTTTATCACGGGTGATCCCATTCTACGGTAGTACACGGAATTTCCCACCTTTACCAACTCTACTGTCTCACCTACCAACGGAATATCTAGATTTAGTGAATCCAATGGTGCAATAATCGGAAGGTCGGATTCACTACTTGTTTGATTTGATAAATCCCGTATAACACATGAACCTATGATGGATGTATCTTTTCCAGATGAAAAGGTTTCACTATCATCGGTATCGAGCAGATTACTGGAATCCTCGTTTAGGATAACATCGACAACTATACCCACGTTGGATGAACGTATAAATTCGTGTTTATTGGTATTGCTTGTCTTAAATGAATTATTAATCCTCTGGTTCATCCCGTATCATTTCTTTCTTTATCCTATCAATATCATCTTCTATATCACTGACAATTGAATCTGATTCGTCTGATACACTCGCACTCAACCCCTCTACTTCTTTTAGTAACTGTTGTTTTTCAGATTCGGAAAGAAAACCCGTATCACCTTCTGATTTGGATGTAGAATTTATTATTCTTTGTGCAATGGTTGCCATTTTTAATAATGAATCATCGTTTTTAACCGATGTATCCACCAAATCCCGTATAATGGGATATATCATCATTATATCGTTTGTATCCATTCCCCCTGCCTTGGTTTTACGGATTGAATCTTTCAAATCAAATATTAATTCAGATATACGTCTTTTTTTGATTTGTTGATTTTTGTAAATATCTTTGAACAACCCCCCTAAGTCTTTTCCCGGGAATAATTCGAAATCCATATCACTCATAATATAATGTGTTTGTTCATTATATAAATATAGTAAATAAAAAAACCCAACCGAAGTTGGGCTTATGTGTCAATCTCTTTGATTTACGATTGATTTATACTCATCCAATTAGGAATTACGGTGTTACCTGTGAACCAACCTTACATATATAAATATGGTATCATTTAAGATTCACTCCAAAATTCAGTATTACTTATTGAAAATTCTCCTGTCTCTAGATATTCATCCAACATTTTCTTTTGATGGACCTTCATTGTATTTACTACCTTTGTAATATAGTGGGTTTTGCAGTTGGTCATTTCACGTATCAATAAATAAAGATGTTTTTTATTAAAATTTTCTATGAATTCCGAACGTCTGAATAATTCCAGTATTGCATCCGCTATATCAATATCCCTACGTTTTGTGAAAACCCTTGTTAAATTTTTATCCCAATACTTTAACATGATATCCTTGAACTCCCTGAATTCATCCCCCACCTCATCTTCGTAATGGCTATTTTGTGGATTCCACATTGCAGGCATTTCCGATAATAACGATTGCTGTTTCCATCGTTTATAATTTCCATTATTTTCCAGAATCAAATAGTTCTTAGCTACAATTGTAAAATATGAAAAAGCTTTTCCTCTTCCCTCTTTGTACATATGAAGTTTCTCTACCATGAACGATACAACTTCCTGTTGTACTTGAATCTTGGGTACATCAAAATATGAAAACTTGAACGTGTTCATCACATTTTCTGCCATTTTTTCAAATGGATATTTTATACGTTCTCTATATATTTTACTTCTCTCGTTAAAATCCGTAGTATTGTTATATTCTATGATTGCCTCTTGTGCAGGTAACCCAAAATACATTTTTGATTTTTTCTTTCTTTTCCTTGGTATTTTTTTTATTTCTTCTTTTTCTTTATTCATAGTATTAAAACGGTGTTTGATTTACCTCATTAATAATGGATTTCATATCCTCGAAAACTGATCCGACCTCATCATCCGATTCAAATGAACCATTGATATCAGCATCTCTCAATGCTTTGTTAGCACTTCCGATTTTATTTTTCACATAATTTCTGTAAGTTTGTAATCTGTTTTCAAAATCCTCTGTTTGTGCTATTAGATTCCGGACTCCGATGATTAAAAATATGTTAAGGAATGTACTTATTCCCAATATAATATAAATGTATATATCCATTAGTTATTTTAAATTTAATTTATATCCACTGAATGTGGATAAATACTTTGATAAATTAGTACCGTATTCATCGGATGGGTCTTCACCGTACATTAAATATCTTTTAACGTTACCTTGACCAGCCAAATGGGCCGCTGCCAACATCCCACTTTCCGTTATTTCAATCCCCCATCGTTTTTTACCCACGTAATGTTTATAGTACTTCTTTAATCTTCGTTTATTATACCGAAGATTTTCAATCATTATAGTATCCTGTAATGATGGATTATTAATAAATTGTTCTTGTGTTAGTTCACCATACCCCAACGTTTCAAGAGTTGATTTTCCGAATTGGTATTTCCCCAAATACCCTAGTGTATTTACTTTAGTATAATCATTACTACTTTCATAATGACCTATATCATTTAGAAATAACCCCAATTCAGATTTTGTTTTTTCTTTTGGTAATTCCACGTGGGGTTCTATCACGAATGTTTCTCTGTTCGTCTCATTACAAATTACCGATGTGTTTATAAAAAACAAGGTAACCCCTAATATCGATGTATATCTTTTCATAATTATTTATATTATTACCCCACATATTGTATTAAATATACGATAACTTCTTAATATAAACAAATAAAGCATGTTAAATTTTACGCAACACCGCCACCTCCAGTCCAAGTTTTATTGAGTTTTTCAATTACATCCATTGATTTTGTTATTTCCTTTATATCTTCATTAACTTCGACACTTACCCCATCGACATATTCAGTGAATTCATCAAGTGATATCACGTCCTTATCGATTAAAATATCGATAATTACTTTGATTAGTATACCTTGTTCCAACTTATCGTTTGATAAGTGTTCCAGTAGTTGTATTAAACCTTCGTTATCCATGTATATTATTTAAATTATTTCACATCCTATTTGTAATAGGGGAATCGCCTTCTTATATTTCATAAATTCAGTATTACCATCGGGCATCTTAATCATGACTCTCTCATTCCTTCCTGGTTTTTTGGGGGTGGTAACTGTTTCCAAATATCTTCTATCGACATCCGTAATCAATTTTCCATCCAAATGATCAATTTCATGTTGTGCACATACACATTCCAATAATCCCTTATCATCCCAAAATTTATGTGAATCCTCCCATCCATCTTTATTATCCGGTGAGAAAACTATTGTTCCAAGATTATCACACTCAACCGTAATAGATTCGTGCCTGATAGTTTTGACTGGTTTCTTCATTGATTTTTCTATGGATAAACATTGTTCTAAGTACATCACCGTTTTCTTTGAACGATCTACTATTTTAGGATTTACCAATATCATGGGTGTATCTCCTGTATCTATTATACAAATACGTTCATCCATTCCAAGTTGATTAGCAGATAATCCAAATCCCTTTTTGTAAGATAGTTCTCGTTTAAGGATGCCTCCAATATAATCCACCTCGGCAGTTGTATATATCTTTGAATTAACGGGTACTCTTAATTTATTTTCATCCTTTAGTAACTTCATAATTTATATATCTAATAATTGTTGTAAATGTTGTATCCGTAGTTTTTGTGCTATAGTAGGTACGGGGTTCTGCTTTAGTTCCCAAAGTTCTCTATAAACTTTTTGTGTGTCTAGTTCTCTCATTATTTTCTTTTTATAGTTTCTATGATTTGTATCGTTAATCCACATAAGAATGCCAAGAATGAAATCGGCCATGTTATTATGATACCGATTTTCTTACTGGTCGACCATGTATTGTAAATAAGTGTACGTTTGATCATGAATTGCATGAAATCGGACCACAATGTACCTAATAAAATGTAAAATAATATAACTGATATAAAATGAATTCCCATTATCCCTGAATTTGTTTTAATCTTAAAATTTCATTTTTAACTTTCATGTTCCATTCCGACCATTCAAAATTGGCCAACATATACTCCCTGTAATGTATTGGTATACTTTTCACCTCACTGCCTTTGTATTTTCCAAATGTAATAAATGTTTTTTCTATATCACCATCTACAATTTTAGTACCAAGGTCAATTCCACCTTCACGGTGTAATCCTATTTCGTGCATCGGCACTCCAGTTATTTTTTTATTACCCTCCCCGTATAAATTCCATTCTTCATTACCATCATCCACATAATACAGATCTTCGACCTTACCGAACCTAATAACCGATCCGACGAAATCCACTACTAAGCAATTATCCTTTCCACTGTGGATACGAGTACCCCTACCAACGAATTGATACCACCAAGATATAGATGATGTTGGTCTACCTGTAATCAAACAATCCAATTCAGGATAATCAAACCCAATTGTTAAAACGTTTACTTGTACAATTACTCGTATTCGTCCACCCTTAAACTCACTTATTATTCGATTTCTCTCTTTTGTTGGTGTACCCCCATGAACAACTGCAGAATTTGGTATCTTCCCTGCTAAATCAAATGCTTGAGCTATCGTAGGAACTGCAATTAATATTGCACGTCTATCCACTAATTCCTTAACTTTCTTTATTATCTTTTGTTCGATGTTCTGCTTCTCATACGCACGTTCCATTGAGGAATTTGTCCAATCCGCACGAGTCGAGTTATAGACTAAAGTTCCACTATCAAAATCATAGGATTGGTATTCCAACTTAGACCAAAATCCCAAATCGACCATTTCTTTAATTTGAGCAACATAAAGGATATATTTGAAAAACATTCCTTTTTTACTATAATTCGTTAACATTACTAATTTAGAGTACGGACCATCATCACCCATATTGGTCTGTAATTTCAATGGTGTTGCTGTTAATCCAAGTACGTGTGTTGCATTGAGGCCCGATATGAACCGACGTAATAGACCATCTGATTTTCTTGGATACCGATCACATTCGTCTATGATTACCTTTGTAAACCCTAGTTTTCTTAAATCCTGTGTTACTTTTATAATGGATCCAAGGGTTGCATATGTAATATTTCCGATTTCCTTTTCACCCATTGATGCGGAATAAATAGATGCAGTACCACCCAAGTTAACAAACTTACCATAGTTCTGTTCTAATAATTCCTTTGATGGTTGTAGTACCAATACTTTCTTACCGATACCTTTAGCTATATGTGCGATGACAATTGATTTACCGAATGCAGTTGGTGCAACGATTATAGATGGTGCCATCTTCGGTGTTCGGAAGAATTCCTGACCTATTGCAACTGGATCTAGCTGATTTTCTCTTAATTTCAAAATTTATACTTTTTTTTGTATTTTTTATCAAACCCACTACCTACACCAATATCAAGTATCTCGGATCCCTTCGGTAAAAGTGGTTTTCTTTTCTTATCATCGATAATATCATCTACAAAGGTATTTTTGAATACAATTAATTGAGTTTTTGCATTCTTACGTGCTGAAGTTTTATAAACGACCCATATATCTGGTTTATCCATCAATCCCACCATCTTTGTATATTATGTTCAATATAATTCCATAATAATTTGTGAGCTCTTTCTTGTTTTTCCTGTGATTCTTTAAATAATTTGGTATGCATTTCCTCAACTTCATCCGCATTTTCCCAAGATTCAAATTCACTATTCAAGGTACTATATTTGTCATTATCCACACAATCCGTAAATACGAAATCTAAAACGTTCTCACCGTATAGTTTTCTCATCTTATCTTGGTACTCACCTCCATATTCTGAATCATATACCTTATCGATTAATTTAATAGCAGTACGGATTTTCGACGCGTTTATTTTTGCACACATTGTGTTTGCATGATCGGATTCCATGAAATCAGCTTGTCGTTTTAATTGATGTTTGAATAAATCAAGTGCATATGAGAAATCGAAATCAAATCCATTCCATATCATGGGAATAAAATCTATTACCCTATTTATTTGATAGTATTTTCTTTTGAAGAAATATATTATGTTACTCCAGATTTGTTTCATCCTCTTTATGATTATGTTCCATATCTAAGATTCCTACTCGTTGATATGCATCGTATAACGATGTTACTGTTTTATGTAATAATTCCGTAAGTTCTGTATCCCCTAACCGACTTACTAGGATATGATTTACTAAATGGGATTCAATGTTAGAAGTAATTACATGAAGTCTATCCATTACCTCCAAATAATGACCTTCGTTTATTTGATATTCTTCTTTCTCCGACATATTATGTTATAGGTTTTACCAAATATACGAAATATATTCGTATAAAACAAGTTTTTATGAATAAATTTTCATATTATCTTTATCGGGATACATATCTCGGTACTTCTGTAGTTGTGATTGTGTTCCACCTTTGTACTTTAACCAAAATTCAACTGCACGTTGATTATATAACCACCTTTGGGGCTTCTTCCAATCAAACCACGGATGGTAGAAGTATTCATTTTCTTTATAACGATTATTCCACCCACCTTGATCATACTCTATCCATTTGGGATTATATATGTTCATTTCATCGGGATTACTCACAAATGGAATATCCCTGTATTTCTTGAATGCTTCTTTTAGTTTTTCGTTGGGAGGAATTGTTCCATCCGATGGATCCTCCGTTTCCGGTGTTTTTTCTTCCGATTCGCGTCCGATTGTAGTATCATTCATAGTTGATTTATCTGTTTCGACCTTACTTTCTTGATATGAAACATTATTTTCCCGTTCCATACATTCACTGCATTGTTCCACACACCCATGCATTGCCTGGACTGGGCCCTGCATATCGTAACATTCAAATGAAGGAAGATTTTCCACTATAACATCCGATTTATCATCTTTCGTTAAATTTTTTCCATCATCTCCATATACTTGGTAAATATTTTCCATTATAACCTTTTCCCCCTTCTCACCCTTATCAACTTTCAATGCAGTAGCGAACGCGATAACAAGTGTTACTGCTAATGGATCGAATACAAAAACAATAAATAATGCGAACCAATTTACAACGGAATCCATTTCTATTCCTGTTATATTTGAGATATATCTAAGAGGTCCTATCTCGGCTGCAACACTATTATTTGATTTTAAATCTAAAATCTGAATATCTAAACTTGTAATGGAATCACGTGAGGTATCTTCTTTTAGAGTTAATTTATCACGTTGCAGCTTGGATTCTTCCAATTGTGACTGAAGTACATTTCTTGTACTACTTGATGTCGTTGTAATAATTTTCCCGGTTTCCCTATCTTTATATTGAATTACATTATTTGATAATCCCTTTGATAGTTCACCAATTGATTCGTTTAGTTGGTTCTTTTCCGTATTATAGTTCGCAAGTTGTTCTATATATCTATTTTTCTTTAACTGAATTATTTCAGTTTTTTTATCTATTATACTCATTTCATCCGCAGTTACCTGATACGCGGATGTAAGAAATCCATAGATGCCAGCGGATGTTATCAGAATAAGGATTACCGTGCCCACCACGAGATAAAATCGTAAAAATTTATTAATTTTGTTCCAGTAGTTATATAGGAATCCAGCAGAAATAAGTTTGGCCAGTTCCAGTGAACTGGCCATTATCATCACCGAAAGTGTTGCTCCCGCGAATAAACTTGATAACCCACTTATCGAAAAATAAGCGGCGTTACCTGCCACGAACAACGCGGAGAACCCTAGTAAAAAAGTTCTGAATTTCATATTATGATATACTTATGATTTCTCGTAAATCCTGTAATGCCTTCTGCGATTGTTTGATGTATTGCTTAGCTTCGTTGGGGTCTGATTTCTTCACACCATCTACCATCTTATCAACTAAGTTGATTTTACTTTCAATTGAAGTAATGTAATCATATGCTCTTTGTTTGTATCCCTCTTTCATAATTGCGTATTTTATTTGTACATATATAAATATATAATATATAAAAAAGGGGATTTTTACGATCCCCAGTTTTATAACATCTATACTAATCTATTCTTGATCTGGATATAAATTATAGTTTGTATCTTCATAAATATCCTGTGATGTTAACGCCCTATATAATATTTCTATTTCTTCTTCCGTTTCACATTCACCCAATCCATTATAATCATATAATGTAACTAGATAGTTTCCTTTGGATAATCCAAGTTCTTCCCAATCATCCTCTGCGGATGAAACCAGACACACGGAATCCCCATCAGGATTATCCTTTGGCAGTGGTAAGGACCAATACACAAATTCTTCACCATCTTCTGTTTCTGTGTTTTTTTCCCAACCCTGTGTTGTAAATGTAGTTATTGTTATCGGTGTATCCTGAATCGATATTGGTCGCCAAATTCTATCCATATATTTTTTTTAAAGAAGTTTTTTTAGAACAGAATCCCAATCAGGATACTTGTTCCAGTTTTTATTTTTATAATTCCACCCAAATGAAATAAGTTCACCTTTAAATTCTGTAGCACCCCTTTCAGTTCTATCATCAATAAGGTAATCACCCATTAGTAAATCTTTTCTATGAGTAGTAATCATTTTTTTTTCGAAACTTGGAATCCAATCCTTTACCCATTTTAACTTTTCGTTCAGTGCAGTTGGATTATCCCATGGGGAAGTAGTTGCTATAAACATTTCGTATTTTCCACTTTGTTCTAATTTTCGAATTGATTCGATAGAACCTTTAATTGGAGATGCGTTAATGAAAATATTTGGAATTAAATCAGGATGTGTTTCATGTTTAGTTAAATAAACATAATCTGATCTACTTTTGGTTTCGTTTATAGATTTCCCAAAATCCACAAGAACACCATCCATATCAACATAAATTATTTTCTTTTCTGTCATCATCTCTCAATTAATATTACTTTGTAATATACGAATAAGTATTCATAATTCCAAATAAAAAGTATTAAAGTTTTATCCTTTTTAGTAGTCGTTCATCTGATATATTATAATCATCGACAGGATTAAAGGTGTTATGTATCGGGTTTGGATGTCTATAGGTTTCTTCATATCTAATAATATCCATGTTACGTAAACCTTGCCAGAATCTTAAATCATTACATTCAGTACGATTAAAGTACTCCGTAATCTTATCGATTATTTCTTTGTGTTCATTTTTCATCATCATTTATACTTTTTTAGTTTTCACGTATGGTAGTTATAATCCACTCCAACATTTCCATTTTACCCACAATCATTGCCTTTTCAGCAAGTAAATCAGTGTCCAATCCACCTACTGAAATAGATTTATTAATTATATTATATTCACTTGTTACTTCTAAAAATTTATCCATTAATATTTTATCCATTACCATATCCGTATATTATGTTGTAAATTCACTCTCATGATTTATTTAATCGAACCCCTCACCAAAGGTGTTGGCCCATTCATTTGCAGTAATACCACTAATAATAAACTCCCGTTGATCGGGTGTAAGATTTGGAAATATATTTTGTACTAATTCATTACCATTGGTGTACCTATCCAACTGTTCCTGTGTAATAGGTAGATCCATAGAATTTATATTTCCACTTAGAGTTGATTTTTTCGTTACTATCATAATTTTTTATTTATTGTTCAAAACTTCTTTTATTGCTCTTTTGGTCGCGGTTTCTATATGAGTGTCATGACAACCAGTTGGATATAGTTCTAAGTTAAAATTAAAATCTATTAATTTTTTCCAGCCATCGGTATCATTTATTTGATGTGACATTTTAATTACATTACCATTTTTGTATAAGTGGTTATGGGGTTGTTTTTCAGATAATTGTTGATACGCTTTGTAGTGAAGTTGGCACGGGTGTATCGATTCAATATCGAAATATTCATCCATCACGGTTAATACCTGTATTAGTTTAATATATTCAGATTTCGGATACTTTAAATTTACAGGATAGTTCATGTTATATAATTTTTTATAGATTTATAAATGTGTTATTTGGATATATTTTGTATATCGGTTATATCACGTGATAGTTGTGTATTATCAAACCCATCCTCTGAAATTGATGAACTTAATGTATATGTTCCCCTTAAATCATCACGTTGTAACCATTTATAATTGTCAGTTAATGTAATATTAACATCAGTGTATTTCCATTTCAATACATCAATCATTTTTTGTACTTCTGGTGTAAGGTTGTATATTTTAGTCATACTAGTAAATCCCATAATAGTTAAATCCTTTAATTTTTATTATTGTTTTTACTTCGTTAAGATCAGCTAGATATATAGTTTTGTCTATTGCGTAATATCTTTTCCAATCGTTCGTACAACGTTTCTTTATGACGGTTATATATATCTTCGACTATATCATATCGAATATCATAATCCCTTGCAGTCTGTTCTATAAATGTGTTTTTCATAATATTTAGTTTTTAACTAGATAAGGTTTATCAAATCCACCAATGGAAACGTTAACATAGAATGTAGGTACAGAACCATAATCACCATCATAAACAAGTTCACGTTGATCGGTTGAAGCTACATCAACTATCTTTGAAAGTAAATCAACTTTAGCGGGAAAATCCTTATGGTTTGTTTCGATGTAGAAGTGGTTTATTGATTGATAACCATTTTCCTGTTCCCATTGGGTAGCATCCTCCAACAATTCGATGGGGCCACTCAAAATATTAATGTTTATGGAACTATGGTTTTTTCTACTTATAGAAAATTTATACTTAGGGAACATCTTTCTGATGATGTTTCTTTTTTCTTTTACTTCGTCGGTAGTGATGTAAGGCATAACTTTAAATTTTTAAGGTTTATGTAGTTAAATCTCTCTCTCTCATTAACTACCCTACTAAAGTACGAAATCGATTTTACAATTCCTAATTTAATATGTTAAACGTTTGTTAATATATTTACACGTTTCAATTAATTTATATTTCTAAATTAAAGATTGATATGCGGATTCATTGATCCATTCCGGGTAAGTTTCGGTAATCCACATACATTCTTCCTCGGATAGTTCTCTACCATCATAGGTTGCTTCACTTAAAAATGCATCACAGAAATCCGGATAATCCCATGTATACACATCTTCCATAATTCCATTTAATTTATTTAAATCGAAATTTACAATCATAGTTTCTATAGGTTTAATTAATAAAGTACTAATGTATGGATTAAATTTTAAAATACAAAATTTAATATGTTAAGATTTTCTCAATTGATTGATTACCTAAATGTATTTAGGTAACCTCATTCTATTGTTGGTACACCCATCAAGGTAGCTCCATCCCCATTTCAATTGAATATTACCATTTCTGGTTTCAATGTTACATCTATCCTCCATTAGTTGCCACTTGGACCACGATTTTCCATACCCATTGTATTCCCAGGATCGGTAAAATTGATTCCCCGCCACATCTATCCCAACATTGATATGTCTACCGTAGGTATCCGTTCCAAAAAAATAATTTGATTCCATAACACATTGATTGGTAACATTAAATGGGAAAATCCCCAACTCATTATCAAAGTACTAATTTACGAATTAAACCTTAAAATACAAAATTTAATATGTTAAAATTTATGAAAATTCTTCAAGTAATTTTAAAATGTCATCCAATGCAGCATGTCTATGGTTATCTTTTAATGCAACTGAAAATACATATTGGGATGACTTTACCCTTGATACGTCATGTACCGCTGAATCGTTGATAAACTTTAAATCGATTTGCTGTGAATCTCCAGTTAATATCATAGTAGAACCCTTCCCCAATCTACCCAATACCATTCGTAACTGTCCCTTGGTGAGGTTTTGGAACTCATCCACTATAATACACGAGTTTTCAAAAGTTCTCCCTCTAAAGTGTGATAGGGATACTAATTCTATATCTTCATCTTTTTCCATTTTTTCAAGAAGAGCAGGTTTGTTATAAACTTTTCGCATATTCGATCGTATCGGTACTAACCAAGGCTCCATTTTTTCATTCAGTGAACCAGGAAGATACCCATTATCTTCGTTTGATACCGTTGGTCTTGTAATGATTATTTTATTTACCTTTCGTTGGAAGAACATATCTAATGCTATTTGACATGCGAGTAATGTATTGTGATGTATTATTTTATTAGATGTTTGATATAAGTGAGTACTACTATCAATTTCAAAATCAAATACTTTTTCTTTTGGTTGAGTTTTTAAACTTGAAATGGTGGAAATTTCATTATCCGATTTTATTAAAGTATCCCCTACTTTTAAATTTTTTACAATTTTACAATCTACTTTATTATAACAAATTTTATGATTTACAGCTGTTCTGAATATTTCATTGTCTGTTTCTATTCTACACACTTCATCAAATTTAAAAATGATTCCTTTTATATCTACCCAATTATTATATTCATCTTGAATCTGTATATCTGTGTTTTGAAAATATTCTGAATTTTCCTCAAAATTAACATTTTCATATCGTTCAATTGCATCAAATAAGTTGCCGATTTCAATAGTTATTTTCTTCATATTTTTATTCTTATTGTGTACCGATTTATTATTTAATGTATCCATTTTCAATCAAAAATGCATAAAATTTTTCATTTATTTTTATATCTATTTTAGATTCGTATGTAATACATTTACCACTACCAGCTTTCCCAATAACAAAGTTATATGGATGAATTAGGATATTGGATTTAGCTATTTTTTGTTCTTCGGATAAGTTTATTGAAAATTTAATTTTTCCTTTCGGTGGTGTCTTACTAATATTTTCTGACATAGTCTATTATTTTTATTATACAATAATATTGTTATATATAACTACAAAATATATGTTATTCTATCATTGAAACGGATTCTTTGCTCTTAGTTTTTGATTTATTCAATATTTTAAGCTGTGTTTGTACTCGGGCACATTGCTCGTAATGTTCGAACTCCAGAAACCACCTTAAAGAGTGATTCAGTACTTCTTTGTAATCATCACTGCTAATACTGACGATGGCACCCGCGTTCTTATGGACTAGAATTAAAATTTCTCCTATGTTTTCATCGATAGCGTTCTCAATATTTTCCAATAGTTGATTAAATATGACCAATCCATTTGATTTTAAAAACCGTTCTACTCTTGGATTATGTGAAACATCAAAATATTTCCTCCATCCCACTCTACTGTAAATTTCTTGTCTACTCATATTATGTGTCTTTAAGTTAGTTATCGATTACATTTTGCTCCATCTATTCCCATCCCATATATATAACGCCGTTCCTGATAATGTTCTGGTTTCACCTGTATATCTACCCGCAGTATTGAATGGTGGGTAATCCGTATTTGTCGAAAAATTACGTGTTCGTATGGGTGTTGTCATCCTTACGTTACGTGGCGTGGATGAACCACGGCCACGGGGCACAGTATCAGTACCACCTCCTAGTAATATATTTGTATTGTCTCGTCTTGGTGTTGTGGGTGGTGCCACCCGAATACCCGTTGAACTTGTATTACTACGTGTATTACCACTGGTTCTATCGGCAGAAGTTATTATTATCGGTTCACCTCGTTGTATTACATCTATTTGATCCGAATACTCAAATCCAAGTGAATCTGTTAGTGATACCACCCACTTACCGAAATCCCTTACCGATCTTAAATCCTCTTGACCCGATACCATCCAATTTATATGGATTAACATATCCTCTTTAGTTGATATTGTATCGGTAACTTCAACATTAGCATATAGTTCAGAAACCTTAAATTCACTTTTTTTCCAATATTGACTTAGATAATTGAAATCGACTGTTGCGATCGTTATCTTGTCTTTTGTAAAATACGGATTATTTTCCTGTCTGGCAGATTTTAGTTTCTGCAGGAATCCAGGGGAAGTCCATTCCTCCACGGAGATACGGGATCCATCACGGATACTTCTACGTATTGGTGTAGTTTCAAACCTAACTATAAATTCAAATGAAATTGCTGGTGATATTTGGATATCGGGAACAATAATGTTTGATATATCTACGATATCAAAGCGGATGAAATTTTGAGGATACAATCCTGTGAGTTGTATATTACTGGCATCCGATGTATAACTATCGGATATATCATCAGAATTTCCTGGATATGTGTCTCGGATTCTATTTAATTGTTTGTACTCCATACGTGTATAAATATGGAATAACTATTTTATCATATTATCCAGATGGATGAATATTTAATACATAAATTTTATTTCCACTAGTTACCAGTGTTCTATACGTAGTGTCATCCAGAACATTATCATCCACATCTGTCCAATGTGGGGAAATACGGGGATTATATTTTAATTCCCTTAACTTACTGATGTCAAATTTACCAACTGGGTGTTTTTCAACCATCTTGGTGTTAATCCAACTACATACGTGTTTTCCACCTCCACCGAATATCTTATCAGCATGTTGTCGTTTATTACAAAGAATTGAATCTTGTAACTCCAATTGATATTCCCATGGATCGTAATGAACTTTCTCACCAATGGAAGATGTAATCTGCCATTTACGATAATTAATTCCCCTACCTAAATTAAATCTTACTTTCATTCTCTACTTCTTCAAACTCGACTTCTTCGATTTTGCTACAGAAAATGAATATTCCATGTTTATCAATTCTGAAAGCAGTATCACATCCCAACCATTCCTTTATAAGAGTGGGATTGTTTACCTGTTGGATTGGAATGTTAGCTGATACTAAATATGGTTCTTTGTTTATGTAGTGAATGGGTTTCAGTTTATTTGGATATATTTTCATGTGTAATTGGATATGAGAATTTACCATCATTGATTATATATCTTAATGATGTGCCCTCTCCTTTTATTTTTATTATTTTTCCGTTTTCTATCGTGCCTGCGAATTTGAACAATACATCATCACCTATTTTTAGTTTTCCTTTTCGCGACATTATACCGGGTGTCCTAATCGTTCACTCAATAATTTCATATGTTTACACGGTGAGTATTTTCTAAATCCTCTTGCAGGACAATCACAGTCAACCAATCTTCCACCCATCAACTTAACTTTATACCACGGGGTTTTACCAGTTTTCTTGATAGTCGAACCCATTGCATTATAAATATATGTAGTCATAACTTTTTAGTTTTGAGATGGAATAGAATATGCTGATTCCAATAAATTCAAAAAAGGATATTTTTTATCGTAGTGGTTCTTACGAATTAACTCCCTGATAAACAAATTAAACGATAGGTTTTTGAATCCATCCAATGTAACTATTTCATTGTATGATTCTACTAGGGCAGGTCTATATATTGGATTTATTTCCATGTTATATTCGGTTGTCCATTTATCGATTATATTATTATATTCCTTTGCATTCATATTAGAAGAATTTATTAAAAGGATGATTATCTATTTCAGTCTGTCTGGCCTGTTGTATTATAGTTTTTGGATCCTCCGGTGTGCACCACGTATCCCATTCTATTGAATTGAGATATAACTTGTGATCACGTCTATAAATATCATTAAATATTCTATCCGCGTGTTCCATGGGTGTTAATTTCTCCGTATACAGGGCATCCTGTTCATATTCGTACTCATCATCCATATTACATAGTGTGTTCAAGTTTACATTTATCACATTGGTACTGGTATTTAACTGCAGTACCATATGAAGTATGAAAATATTTACAATACTGGATCTTTCCTAATAATTTTATTAATAGATTTTTCATCATTTCAAATAATGTGGCCCGTACGCTGTAAACTTTGCAGTTCCGTTAAAAATATTACCCCTTGCATGTCTTGCGGGTGTATTAAAACTCGCGGGTTTTAACAAATCACCTAGTTTGATGGGAACTTCTTTATTAAACCCATTTATCATGGATACGAATCCCCATACGGCACCTCCTTTTAGAATTTTTATAAACTTCCTACCCTTTGAATACGTTAGTGGTGTATATTCTAAACTACTAAATTGTTCATTGTGTTTGATTTCCAAACTCTTGTTGGTAAGTTCCAACCATATTTCAAATTGTGTATTAGCCATAATTTTTATTTTAAGGAAGTTAAGGGAATTAATTTACCGTTTACTGATTTATGAGGGACACCATTTACGATTGTAAATTTTGATCGTTTGGTGGGGTTTGAATTAGAGAATAATTTGCCGAACTTTGATTTAACATCGGCGGATTTTACCTTTTCCCGTTTCACCGAACCACTTATGAATCCAATACTTTTTTCCACTTTAGCTGTTTCTGAAAAATTCATCTTTTAATTGTTTTAAGGTTTATTACTCTTTCAATAATTACTACCTTACAAATATACGGAATGAATTTTACGAATCAAAATTTAATATGTTAAAGTTTAACTGTATTCTATTGATTCCATAACTCGTTTTTGATTATCCAATCACTTATCTCGTTACTATTCATTTGTCAATAATCTCTCATTCTCTTTATTTACAACTAAACAAGCTGTTTCAAACTCCATATCATAATCCATTAACTCTTTTCTTCTTGCTCTGTTTTGTGATGCTCTTTCGGCTGATTCACTTCTTTTACCTAAATTCATAGAAGCAATGGTATTTAATCTTGTATATCCAGTAACTTCCATTTTTTTGATTATTTGCTTTTCAATATCCATAATTTCTATCTATTTCATTTTGTTATTATTTTTTAACTCACCAAGAACTTAACGTTAATGTAAATTAAACACATTTTCGGTCAATATTATTTTTCTAAATAACAAAACTTTACTTGCACAATGAGGCATAACTCTTAATCTTTCTTTTATTTCAATAAAATCACGTTCTGTTTTAGAAGTGCTTAACATATCACCTACTATTTTAGTAAAATGTTTATCTATTTTTTCTTCGAGTTGTCTTAATTCAAATTGTTTTGTTATGTATTGTTCAATTAATTTAGTTTCCATAATTTCTATCTCTTTATTACTCTACTAAAGTACGAAATTTATTTTACAGTTCATAATTTAATATGTTAAAGTTTAATTATATTCTAGTTCCACTCATAGTTTCAATTCTTCTGATAAAATATATAGCCGATTTTTCTTTTGGGTTAATTCTACCTAAAAATATCCACTGCATTAATTTAAAAATTGAAACTATTTCCCATCCACCCATTGATGATATCTTATCTTCGTAATATACTTTTACTTTCATAAATTATTGTATTTCTGCTGATAATCCAAGTTCTATTAAATCGCTTTCTCTTACCACCTCATAAAAAATTTGGTCTGGAGAATAAGATCCACCACCATTTCCATAACTTGGATCACTCCATTTACTACTTTTAACTTCTACCATTAATTTATTTTTACCCCAAAAAGTTTTTTTAAGATACCATTTACCTGTTAATTTTCTTCGTTCCATAATTTAATATGTTAAAGTTTAAGAATTTTTATACTTGATCGGTTCGAACATATCCAGCCATGCATCTTGTCTTTTGTTTATCTACATATTCTCGTTATCGAATATTGAATCCATTGTGTCTTAATTTACATTCGATTGTTTCCAAACAACCCTTGAACATTTTATCGTTCTTATGTACCTTAAATAACATAAGAACACCATACATTCGATTGAAATCATTTGATGTGATTATTTCACTTATACGAGTATCCAACATTTCATAATGTTTGTTGGTAAAGTATTCAACCATAATATCGTGGTCATACTTCAATAAATCTGTTCCGGTTTTCATAAGTTATTGTATTTCTGCTGATAATCCAAGTTCTAATAAATCAGAACACATTGGTACTAAATCTTCATAATCCCCCGTCTTGACTTCACATTTTCCATTGTTATGTATAATGTTAGCACATTGCTCGGCCTGTAGATTATCATGACCACATACATGGACTAAAGAAATAATCACATGATCGAATGTATTTACATCATCATTATGAACCACAATCACATTTTGATTTTTGGTTTGATCAAGTACATCTGTCGATTTTTCTGTTTCTATATTCATATTTTGGAATTTTTTCCGATTTCTATCATTCTACGTATACACGCTAACACATATTCACTTGAATTATGTCCGTATGATCCAATTGCCCACATATCGTTAACTTCTATCAATATGGTATCACCATCATCGGTAACACCGACATCCAAGGTATATGCACACGGAGAGTTTTTATATTCATGTATCATCTTTGATATTTTCATTGGATCCGGAAACTCCGTAAAATCACCCGAGTAATATTGAATTCCCCTTGACATGCCATCGCGGATGAAACATCGGTACTCTGAAATTATTTGTATGACTGGACTTATATATACTTCTGTATTATCATTTAACCCATAATGTTCCGTTAAAAAATCCAATTGAAAATTTGAAGATATGACTTCACCTGTAAATAATTTAACATCCATAGATGGTTTCAAGAAAAATGGTTTCCCCATTTCCCTCAAATATTTGCCACGACTCTCTGTAATCTTCCTACCATAGAATTCGGAAAGTTCATCCGGGTATCCCAAATATTTGGGCACTTGGACACCACATCCTTTGAAAAATTCAACGGTAGCTTGTACCGATCCGATGAGAATATCAGTTTCAATATTTAGAAATCGGTTCAATAAAGTATTTTCCATATCATCACCATCGAATTCTATTACTTCAAATTCTCGTTCTAATAAAGGTTGTTTTGATATATAGACAAAATCATCCAACCACTCACCTCCAATTTTTTCTAAAAATGCTCTACGTTTCATTTTATAATTAATTATAATTTTCCTTTACAACTTTAGTAACTAGGTTACCGCCCGCCTTTCCTTTTAGGAATCCCATAGCCTTACCCATTCTTACACCAAAGTTTGGTAATTTTTCCAATTCCAATCCTTTCAATGATTCAAGCACTTCTGATTCGGATAATTCACTTGGTACATACGTTTCCAATATTGAAATTTCCCCACGCGCAGAATCAGTATCAATCAATTGTAAGTTCTTGATGAATTTTTTTGTAATAAAAATAACTACTTCATCATGTGTGCGACTTCCCTTTTCCTTTAGCTTTGTATCTATTTCACCGATTAACGTACCCAATAGATTTGAAACTAAAATGTTTTTAGATTTTCTGGAATTTAAGTGTTCTTGTTTTAATTTATTATATTTTTCCATTTTCATGTTTTACAAGTTTTAAAATATCTTCGGATAATTCATCCGAAAGATTATATAACATATTCAGTCTCTCACTCTCATCATCCCCCCAACGTTTGTTTTCCCTATATCCAAGTTTTGACAGAAGATTTATGAAGGCCATACGGTTCATAACTTTAATCTTAATATTCAGTGGGACATTTTTAGACAAGTCGTTTAGTGTTTTGTTTTTTTTCATTACTTAATATCGTTTAAATCATAAGAGTTTAAAATTGAATCTTCTACGATATCATATACATTTCTTTCCGATGAATAAAGAAAACAATTTTCGGAATCAACATTTTCACTAATAACTTTAGCTTGTTCCATACAATGAAGCTTAGCAAATTCAATCATTGCTTTACATCTATTTTCAGAACCCTCAATATGTCTTGATTCTAAAAATTCTCTTGATGTTGTCATCATAATTAAAGTTTTTGTATTAATTAATATTGTTTGTTGGTTGATTTATTTCATCGGTTAATTCTAATATCAAATCCGTGTTGATGAATAGTTCGGTTACATTTTTACCCTCCCAATGAATTATTAGTGGTACTATGAGTCCATCGGAAAATTTCTCGGTTTGGATATCCAACTCTAGTTTTTTGAATAAGTGTATCATATCGTTTATTTATTAGACCACTAATATACGAAATTAATTTTACATTACCAAATAAAAAAAGGATAAAGTTTTTCAACAATATCCTTTTTGGATTAATTTGCAAGGGTCAACCGATACCACCCTTACATGGAAGATTTGTTCATCTTGTCGGAAATAAACTGGAGATTTGTTTTTATTTATGTGAGATATTCACAACTCACTGCAAGTTCTTCTTTCCCCGTCTCGATTCGGTATTAAGGTATTTTTATACTTTAGTTTTCAATATTGAAATTTCTTTTTCAATACGCCTTTTATCTGTATCTGTTAGTGGAACTTTCTTATCAAATGATTTCTTTTCTGTTTTTGAACCTTGTTTTAATTGAGATTCTAATGTGGATAAAGATCTACTCTGTCTTGATTTTTTATTTTGTGTAGCCATAAGTTATTTTTAATTTTTTACATATCGATTACTCTATAATTAACTTAAATACATTACACCACAAGGTTATCATCCTTGAATATGTGGTTTTTTCTACCCAATTCCACGTTCTACTAGTAGATTGAAAAGTTTGTGCACCTAGGATTGGATGGTGTAATAATATAGAGCGGGAAGCTGGAAATGAGCCAACTTCTTCATACTGGTCGTATGACACTTTAACAATAAGCTATTCCCGCGTACTATGGTTGATTTATATGGTTCAACCATAAAGACCAAAATTATTTATACACTCAAACATACTTACTCTTGTGTATATATTCAGTTTTATTAAAGTCGTAATGTCATTCACTCTAATATTGAATACCCATGTTCTGGAAATAATTCTTTAAATTAAATTATAGGTAATCCCCACATTATCGATTACCCAACCCAATGACCTATGCAGTTGTGATTCTGTTTTAAAGGATTTTCCTCGGTTTTGGATTTATAACTTAATCGTTTTTTATCTTTACGTTTCAAAGATAGTAAGCAGGTTTGGTTAGTCGTCTTTCCTACTAGATGATGTTTCATTTTTTATCAAAGGGTCTGTTATTCATCATTCACTTAACTGACCATGTTAAGTAACATCTGATCAAGAGGTTAGATTCGAACCAACACACAAAGGTTGAATTTACGGACTATTTTTATTTAATATAAATCACCTACCTTATACCTGGTTACCGAACTTTGAATTAAATTAATTCGTTAGCAAGCTGTACTACCGTTGTACTACTCTTGAATTTAAAATAAAATGCTGAGATTATACATTTAATGTTCCCACTTTCGTTTCCGTACTCTTTGGGTGCAAACCCATCGATTAAAAACTTATCCACCTCAATCTTTCGAGGTATGAAAACAACACCGCCTTTTTTAAAGAGTGGCTTTTCTCTTATCACTTTGAAACTACTCGACTTTCATCCTACCCTTGATCTTGCGAACCATTCATTCCTGCTAAGGAATTAGGTGTGGAATTCAATCAATTCACATCTACCTTGCGAGTGTCCGTGAACCTACATTACCGTAAACGATTGTAGGATTAGGTGATTTGTTTTTCCAAAGTTGTTAGGGTCTTTGCTGTTATCATTATTAATGACGGAATGTGCAGGAGTTGAACCTACGACTTTTTGTTTAACATACAAATGCTCTACCAACTGAGCTAACTTTCCTAAGTTATTTATTCACCTCCTCGTGCCCTAACACCGTTTCATACTATTTTGTAGTACAAAATGCGGGACGAAAAATACGTTTCGGTCTACCAAACCTACTGTGCGATACTTCAAGATTACTTTGGATTCATTATGATTCCTTTTACCTTTTGTATTGATTACTTGCTCTAATACTGGTGGTACTTGAACTCATAATCTATATCTTATCTACTTTTGGTTTTGTTAGTTTAGTATGTAATAACAAAAGGAACTACCCTTATTTAGAAAAACCCACCGTTGGCCAGTCTTTACTATATCCCGTTCCACGGGGAGTTATTACCTAACTTTCTCCATATCTACCACGTTGACGGTGATAACCTGTTTGGCACAGCTAAGATGATACTTGTTTAAATAAACCAATGAAACTTGGCGGAGGGATGTGAACCCCTCCTTTCGATACTTTACAGTACCATATCTTTGTTATAAAACCGTAGTCCTATAGTAGGATGTCAAACCACCCTTATAAAATTAATCAGTTGGTATCCTCTGATAACAACCTATATACTTCAATCCGAATTCCAATTCCGTACCTAGTAGTTATATACTTTAATCCAAGACCAAGCTCGAATCGTTTCTATAAAACATATATAAATTATTTTGTTAATTTATTTTTTCAATCTGTAATTTCAATGAACATCGTTTGTTATATTGGGTATATATATATATATACAAATTTCCCAAACGTAATATTTTTTTAAAAAAAATACCAAATTATTTATTAGTATTTTTCTACTCTGTAAAGATACGATAATTAAATCGTATTTCCTAATTTAATATGTTAAAGTTTTGTTAAAACTCTTGGAGTTCTAGGTTGGATTTGAACCAACGGGGAAGTTTCCTTCAATAGTTTTGCAGACTATCCTAATCGACCACTCTAGCACTAGAACATAAAATAAAAACGATTGGATAATACAAGGGTTATCGGTTGGATAACTACCCCGTGTAAGTTGATTCAAACTTAATATCCTTTCTCAATACTTTCTAACAGAATTGTTTTTATTATTTGATAAATTATTTAGAATATTTTAATGATATTGATACCTTGTATTTATTATTAATAAATCCTAGATATAAGTATATAAATTATATGATTAACAAATATAATAATAGTTTAAAATACAACCTTGATTTTTTACCTAGTGTTTTCTCACTTTTGAATAAACTTAAACTAAAGGTTGTAATTTAATTTTTGAATAATTTTTCAAAATCGGATTTGACATCAACATACATAATTTTTATCTTTAATAATTACTACGTAGTAAATATACGATAATTAATTTATTTTTCCTAACTTCAAATCTTAAAGTTTTGTTAAATTATTTTTTCTTACCACCTCTTGCACGTTTATCTCCAGGTGAATCCGATTTACTTCCTCTATTCTTACTAGATTCTTTGAACCGTATTCCGTTCTTCGTATGGGATGCATCCTTTCCTTTTATATCTTTTCCTGCCTTTTTTGCATCCCGTCTTGCCTTATTAGTTTCAACCCTAGATTTTACCTGTTCCGGTCGTTTATTTAATTCAGCATCATACTTTTGTTTTGCCTTACGTTTATCCGGGTTATCCCTATAATATTTAGCCGAACTAGATAGTTCGGCTAATATCTCTTTAATCATATTCATTAATTTCATAATACATCGTTTTATATAAGTATCATTACAGGAAAAGATACGGCTTCCATTCTGATGGAATATGTCCAATTGTTTTAAGTAACATTAGGAAGTGAGGCCGCTTCGGGTTTGGATGGTCCAATCCCAATTCCTCGATTAACAAATCTGCCTTTGTATGGTTACACGGTTTACACGCGGTTACCAAGTTGTTCCAACTATTCTTACCGCCCTTTGATTGTGGGTGTACGTGATCCAACGTCAAATCGGATTTGTGATGTACAACTCCAGGAGGACAGTACACACATTCGTAATTATCCCTACGGAATACATTCTCCCTTGATAACGGCACTTTTTGAAAATTCTTTTTTACATAAGTGAATACACGGATAATAGATGGTTTACCAATTTCTAGTTCAGGATTAACCAATCCAAAACTTTCAGGATGTTCTTCTATAACTTCTGCATTTCCCTTATAAGAAATAACGAAAGCACGTTCGGTTGTAATAATTGATCGTGGTATCCAAGCTGAATCGATAACAAGGCATCGTTTGTATAGATGTGAATTATCTACGTTTGGATTAACAATTACCCGTTTTCCCCGTACTGATTTTTTCTGTTGTGTTTCCATGACCTATACATTCTATATTTGAATGATAATATACCTTTTCTATAGTAAATTCCTTCATCCCAATAAATTGGATATAATTCACTCATTAATAATCGTTTGTACTCTTTACTATTGTGGGATTTATTAAATCTTCCACGATTAAAATTTATACTCATTTTGCATTTTGGTTTAATTAAACCTAATGCAAATCAAATTGGATTTTCATAATTAATAATTTTTGTACCCGTAGAGGGAGTCGAACCCCCAACACTGCTTTAGAAGAGCGGTATTTTTCCAATTAAACTATACAGGCAAAGTGGGATTTATTTTATGACAGCCTGATGGCGGCTCCTACTAAATAGGTACGTTGTTTCATCCCAAACGCGATAATTTTAATGTTATAAAGATAGTAAATTAAGAAAACCACCTACTGGGAAATTAAGGATTCTCCAGTTCTTCCTATTTTAATTTACGCAGTATGTCTACTCCGTGATTTCCAAACAACCCTTGCGGTTGTTCTATGTAAACTATTTCTCCTACGTTCAGCGTATCTTGTCCGAGTTCCCATTTGTGTATTCATCATATCTTATCGATTTAATGTATTACTATTCAGTTTGGCTATCGAGTCTACCACCTATTTTATAGCCATTATCTACTTACATTTCCCTTGAATATACAACGGTTTCCTTGTAATCTTTATCATCTATTGTAGTGGATTTATATCCCCTGTATTTTAATGATTCTATTTCATCATCCGAAATACTGAAATTGAATACTTTTGCAGCATATCCCAATGATGTAGATTTTTCAACCTCTGTTATTATATTGTTTATTTTGTTTTTCATGATATAATTTATTTTATTCTCCAATCATTATTAGGATACTAATATAGTAATAATATTCTTTAGATTCGTAGTATTAAAAAGTGACCTCGGAGGGATTCGAACCCCCATCTGTTGAGCCGTAATCAACTGTTCTATCCGTTGAACTACGAGGCCAAAAATTACCCAATTTTCGTATTGGGTAAGTACGTGATTCAAAAATTCCTAGAAATTAGGAATCAAACAGTTTTTAGGCTGCAATTGCAAAGTTTCCTTTTACAGTAATATCAATCTCAATTATCACATCTTCTACTGTCAAAACAATCCAACCCCATATTTAAAATCTATACTAAGTTACGTTATGTGTACACATAAGAGGTTTTACTTAGTCTATGTGGAGTTGCAGGGTAACGAACCCTGGTCCAGTAAATTGTTAATAATCATCAACAATTAATATTTGTAGTACGGATAGGATTCGAACCTATAACTCTAGACCGTTTTAATGGGTGACCTACCGTTTTGCCATTATAAGATACCGTACTATTAAAATTGCACTCCCCAAGGGATTCGAACCCTCATAAATGGTTTTGGAGACCATCATGTTACCAGTTACATCAAGGAAGTATATTAGTTTTATTTCATTATGGTGTTTGAAAAACTAAAAAAACAACGCCCGCTAGGATATTTTATACGTAATTTAGGAATCTCTAGCTCTACCTTATTCGTAACCCAAGTGGGACTCGAACCCACACGCCTAGGCAACAGCGCTTAAAACTGTCGTGTCTTCCAATTCCACCATTGGGCTATGTAGGAGTAGTTTTAGCGAATTTGTACTTCAACGAAACCGTTGGCATCCTTTCTTAACCACATTTCTACTCTACTAATATAAGTATAATAAATCATAAAAACTAATTTATTTTGTTAAATCATTCATATTATTCTTCTTATTTTTTCAATTACATCAAACTCGTTACATTTCATCGAATATCGTATTGGTCTAACTCGTTCTTGTTTAAATATAACATATTTTACGAATTTATTATCATCGAACTTACTTCCGATACAGTATCCGAAATATCTGAATAATGGATTACTTAAAACTTTTAGTAAAGAACGGTGGTTAACTACATTACCGCGATTGTAAAGAATGCCTAGATTTAATTTAATATCCAATTTCATCCTTTACTTTCCAGATTATTTCGTGATCGATTTGTTCTATTAGTGTCAACGGCACAAACCCATCAGACCTATCGGACTGTACATCTTCAAAATGTTCTATCGTATCCATTCGATACCCAAACTTATATCTAAGATGGATAAATCTATCTTCTTTTTTATCCCATAGTGCAACTCGTGTATTTCTACAAAATCCATTGTACCATCTACCATCGATCATCTCATTTTTTGGTATCATAACTTATCGTTCAATTTTTTTAATAATTTCATATACCCAATCTTCAAATCTAAATTTATATCCAAGATAAATATTTCTTAATTTTCTCCGCCAACTTTGTTTATTATATTCTATCTTAATTCTTTCTGAAATAAATCTAATCTCATTATCAGTCAAGTTATCAGGAAACATATCATAGGGATTCTCATCAGAATCGTTTATTTTATTATCAAGATTTTTTCCACACATGATATTATTACGTTATTTGATTATAATTAACTTTATAAGGATATTACATTATATATTGTAGCGTAGAGGAGATTCGAACTCCTGACTTCGAGGTTATGATTCTCACGTTCTACCAACTGAACTACCACGCCGTGTTTTTAATTTTTACTATTTCATGAAAATAATCCCCTCATGTTCGGTTTATGGTGTAAGAATCGAACTTACATTCCCAACAATAACGTAGTACCACCACATTGCAATGCATTGATACTTATGTGTACACACATTCCCGAACACTTATACGGGGATTATAATATAATTAAGAGTTATAGCCGGATTTCTGTATCTACACTATCATTTGTCTATTTTCCTCCAACCCGTTCATCATAGAATTGCTCACCTCCTAGAACTGTTTAAGTTTCATCTTCCGTAGTATAATCGATTCCTTTATTGAACTTAATCATTTTGGTAATATCTCCTACGTTAAGCAAAGATGTTCCGAACTTCCTCACCGTAGTGCGATAGTCACCTTTTAATTTTGAAGAGAGCATCGGGATCGAACCGAATCCAGTTTCCCGGACGTTTTACTTAGCAGGTAAACCCTATCACCGTTTAGGATTACTCTCCATCTTTAAATTAGTACAGGTGGACGGACTCGAACCGCCAACTTTTTCCATGTAAAAGAAACACTCTACCAAATTGAGTTACACCTGTAAAACGGGGTTTTTTTGATAGATACCCCACACGTGTAATCATACTACACATTAAAACTATTAAAATCACGGTAATTGTTAAAGGAGTCATCACGATACCCTCTCCTATTTTATCTTCCCTTTTCATTCGGGTATAAATTCCTACTTAGTTCCGATTGCCAAAATTCGTGAGTATCGATATCCATTATAGTCAAACAACCTCCCCATCCTGCACCAGTATCCACATTCCATAGATTTATATTATTTATTGGTTGTGGTAAACTTCCATCTTTAGTACGTATTTCGGTGTGACCTATATACACCTGATTGAATTGTTTCAGTGGGTTAAACCCAGATGGTTCACCTGTTTTCCTATTCTTTACAGCCCCACTTTGAGACCCGTGCCAAATATCCCTATCCCAATGACATGAACGTGCGATACTTCCAATATCGACAGTTGAACCGTACCAATCATTTGCTTGCTTTTCAAATAACTCTCTTGGTGATAAATCTTCCCAACCAAGTTTCATTAAAGAATAATCCCATCCCCCGTGTATAAACAGATTATTTTTTTCATCTATATACCAATCTTCCTGTTCGGACCAAAAAGATTTGTGATCACTATCTCCCACCTTATCGGTTCTTATATAGGAATCCAAAGTAGCTTGCCCACCTTGGGTAGTCCACAAAGATGGGGTTGTTCCGAACTTCATCCAATCATACATCCAAACATCATGATTGCCTCGAATGAATACTGGTTCATTTTCTTCACCTGATTTAGATTTGATATCCAAAAGTATATCAACACACTCGGATACTTCACTCCATCCATCCGCAATATCTCCAATAGAAATTAATTTATCACGTAATGGATCGAAGTTACATCTATCCAATACTTGCTCTAATGCTTTTGCGGACCCATGTACATCACCAATCACTAATGTTCTTCCCATTTTTATAAATTTTTGTGCGGCAGGAGGGGTTCGAACCCTCGACCTCTAGAGCTTCAATCTAGCGCTCTACCAACTGAGCTACTCCCGCGTTTTTTAAAATTAATTTCCATTATTCGTAATGGAACTTGTATCGGGGACTGGAATCGAACCAGCGACCTTCGGGTTATAATCCCGACGTTCTACCAACTGAACTACCCCGCGATATATTTTAAAAACTATTGTAGCGAGTGAGGGATTCGAACCCCCGTTATACCGTAATTAGCGGACTCCGTGCTTATGAGACAGGTGAGATACCAAACTTCTCCAACTCGCGATTTATTATTTAGTCCCCTTGGTGGGAGTCGAACCCATATCTCCGGTCTCAGCAACCAGCGACTTTCCAGTTTGTCCACAAGAGCAATATCAATAATTAATTTCGGCAAAAACTAAATTGATAAAGGAATTAGTTTCAAGTTCCAATGGATTGCCGTCCATCCTAAACCGTTCACTCTCATTCTTAGTTATATAAAAAGGAATTGAACCTAAATCTACCTCGCCGGTTTCAGTTGATTTCATCAACATACTAACTTTGTGGAGTGCACCGTACACCATATATAATCGAGTTGTTCGAACAACTCATACTAAAGGTAATTAATCTTTAGATTTACTTTTACTATAGTTCGAAACCGCCTTTCCAGAATCCAATTTGATCACCATCCATTAATTTAGATTTAATTGATTCACTAATCTTAGTGTTAATTGACTGTCTACCTGATTTCGTAGAAAATGATTTTGTACACCTCTTAGAGCAAAATCTACCAGATGCATAATTTATAGCAATTATCTCATTACAATTTTCACAATTGACCATTATAAATTATATATTATTGTATTGCTATGGGGATTCGAACCCCAGACTCCTCATAGAAAGTGAGACGTGATAACCACTTCACTATAGCAACATTGTATTTTTTTATAACATTGTAAATATACAATTTTAATTTTACAAATCAAATTTTAATATGTTAAATAAATGTTAAAAAAGTTGTCCCCAAGGGAGTTGAACCCTTATCCCCCATATTATGAGTATGGTGCTCTACCAATTAAGCTAGAGGACGATTTGTACTTGGTAAATATACGGATAATATTTCTAATATCCTAATTTAATATGTTAAAGTTTAACTATCGTTTTACGTACAAACTTAATTTTTTGAAAAGTTTGATTCTAAGAATGATATATACCAAGTTTGTTGACCGTTTATGGAATATGAATTATAATCCTTTAATTGATCTGGTCTTAGACTTTTTAAAAACCATCTAAAATATACGTTATCTCTCATAATTTCTATCTCTTTAATTATTACATACAAATATAGTAATTTATTTTTATAATACAAATAATAAAGTGTTAAATATTTGTTAATAATATTTTAGAGCTCTTGGTGGGATTCGAACCCACGACCTTTTCACTACCAATGAAATGTTCCACCCACTGAACTACAAAGAGCAATTGATAATTGAAATTTGATCTCCTTGTCGGGATCGAACCGACTCTGTTCCAGGTTACAAATCTGGTGCACCACCTCTTATGCGTAAGGAGAATATTTGTACCCACGATGGGAGTCGAACCCACAAACCGAAGTGTCACCGTTTAAGGATGATGCGTTTACCAGTTTCGCCACGTAGGTATAAAAATCCGATTCTGTATATCGGAGTATCATCTTTAGGTAATTACTTTGATGAAATAAAATCCTAGATGAAAACATATACCCTTTAGGGTATAATAGTGGAAGTGACTATATTTTATATGTTATATATCATATTCTTAACAGCTAAATCTTCAATAAATTAATTAAAAAAATGGAAGTAATGTAAATTGGATTCAAACATTGTAGTGGTCCGACCGGGCCTCAAACCCGGGTCTCTTGTGTGCAAGACAAGTATTTTAGTCAGCTAAACTATCAGGCCAATTA